CGCAGGAATTGCTGCAAAGGGCTGGGTTCAAGGGCATTTCAGGTCTTGTTGACGGGCCGGAAGTGGCAATGTTCGGGGGGTTGTCGCTGCCGCCCGCCCCGCTCGCAATGGACGAGGCTTCGCGTATGGCGCGGGCTGCAGAGCGCGGCATTATCGCCTATCACGGCAGTCCGCACACGTTCGACAAGTTCTCGCTCGACAAGATCGGCACGGGTGAAGGCGCGCAGGCTTACGGGCATGGGCTGTATTTTGCGCAAAACGAGGACGTAGCACGCGGTTATCGTGATGCGCTCACCGACCCTACGCAAATCCCGCTGCATCTGAACGGCAAGCCGCTAGATGAGGTGTGGACGCAAGGCATCCGTGAACGGTTCCCTGAAATGTATAAGGGGCTTTCGCGTTCATCCGGCGAAGATATGGACGCGCTGCTTGGCACGCTCGCACAAGAAAGCGACCCGCAAAACATTAAAAGCGTTTTGTCATCACTAGGGCATAAACGCTATGCCGACCTGTATCATGCGCGTGTTGCCCCGAACATCGGCAAGCCCGACATGGGCAAAGGCTCCATGTATCAAGTCCGCATCAACGCCGACCCTGCCGACTTCCTCGATTGGGATAAGCCGCTCGCGGAACAGAGTGACAAGGTGCGGGCGGCGGTCGATGGTGCCAACCCCTACACTGTTCGCAATGGATACGCATATCTTGGCAGCGAACGCCTTGGGCCTGCTGACCCCGCCGACGTATCTAACTTTTGGGACGGGGCAAAGCGCAGCGGCGAAAGTGTCTGGAAAACGATGCTGCGCGGTCATCCCGACGCACAGCCGACACTAAGCGGTTACGATTTATCATTAGCGCCAACCGTCACTGACAAACTGTCGCAAGCAGGCATCCCCGGCATCAAATACCTAGACGCCGGAAGCCGTGGCGCTGGTGACGGATCGCGCAACTTTGTCGTGTTCAATGACAAGCTAATCGACATCCTCAAGCGTTACGGGTGGGTTCCCGGCACGGCTATTCCTGCGGGGCTGCTCGCCAATGCGCAGTTGCTAACGGGTGAGGGCATCCCCGGCGCTAATACGCCAACGCAATACTAATACGGCAACCTGCCAGCCGTTCCATTGGCAGAGACGAAAGGGCATATATGCCAGGCGATGAACTAGACGAACCTTTGGCGATTGAATTGCCAGAGGATGAAGCGCCCGAAGCCGAAGCGGTCGAAGTGATCGAAGCGGATGCGCCCGATGATGAAGCCGAGATTATTGTTGCGTTTGACGGCGACGAACCAATTGTCGCCAAGGCGTCCGAGCCTGATAACAGCGTCATCCGCGAATTTCGCAAGCGCAATCGTGAACAGGCGGCGGAATTGGCGCGGCTCAAGGCGCAGCTAGAAACTGCGCCGCTGGTGCTGACCGATGAAGTTGCAGGGCCGGAGCCGACGCTAGAAAGCTGCGATTGGGACGAAGTCAAGTTCCGAGAGGCCGCCCGTGCGTATGATCGTAAGGTTGCCGAGATCGCGCAGCGCGATATCGACCGCGCGAATGCAGCGGCACGGCAAGCGGCGGCGGATGCTGCTGAGGGCGCGGCCTATTTGACGGCGCGGCAAGCGTTAGGCGCGCGGGACTATGAGGATGCGGAAGCCTCGTTTATCGAAGCGTTCCCTAACGCGGCCTATCAGCGGCTTGTGGTGCGCGCGGCGGATGATCCTGCCAAGCTGATTTACGCGCTTTATAAGGCACCGGCCAAACTGGCGGCGCTGGCGGCAATCACTGACGCGGCCAAGTTGGCGGCGGCGGTTGGCAAACTTGAAGGGCGAATGACAGTGACAAAATCGACAAGCAAAGTGCAGCCTGAAAAGCGCGTGACGGGTTCGGGTTCGGTATCCGGCACGGCTTCGGGCGCGTATGAAGCGCAACTGGCGAAGTTGCGCGCCAAGGCTGATGAAACTGGCGACTTGACGCCGGTGCTCAACTACAAGCGCGAACATGCGGCGCGGATTGCTGCGAAAACTGCGGCGCGTTGAAACTATTGTAACATTGGTGCGCGGGTGTTAGTATGCGCGCATAGGTAGCCGTTGAACCTTAATCAGCGAGGGATGCGAGAGCCGCTGCCAAGCGAGGCTTGCATGTTGAACGGGCGGCAATCGTGCGCGCCCATTCCCCTCGTTGACTAAGGATATTTCATCATGGCAAACCTTACCAAACAAGTTACCGTCGCCTTCGAGGAGACGATGGAAGAATTTGGCGATAACCTCGTCATCTCCAAGGCGTTCAACACCTACAACGTTGGCGACCAGCTATTGGAGCGCGGCGCTGATACAATCTGGCGTCCGATGCCCTATCAGATGCCAGCCTTCAACGGCATGGATCAGACTGCCAATCTCGCGGCTTCGGCTGGCGTGACGCAGCTTTCCGTCCCGGCGTCGATTGGTTTTCAGAAGGTCGGCTTGTTCCAGCTTTCTGCAAACGAATTGCGCGATCCGCAGCAAATCAAGAAGATCATGAAGGGTGTGATGACGCGCCTGGAAAGTGAAATCAACATTTCGTGTTCTGACCTCGCGGCGCTGACCGGCACGGCGGTTGTGAAACGCACTGTCGCGGCTACCGGCTATGACGACATTTCGCTGGCTGATACGCTGTTCAACGAACAGGGCATCCCGATGACGGGGCGTCTGATGGGCCTGACCTCGCGCGATTACAACGCGATGGCTGGCACACTGGGCAAGCCGCAGACTTCGGGTTTGCAGAAAACTGCGACGGCGTTTGAAAAGGCGTATCTCGGGCCGGTAGCGGGCTTTGAGACTTACAAGCTGGACTATGGCTATTCGCTTACTGCGGCCACGGCTACGGGTGTCACGATGAACGGTGCGAACCAGCGCTATGTGCCGGTTTCGACCGTCACCAACGCCAACGGCACGCAGAACGTTGACAACCGTTTTCAGACTATCTCCATCACGGTCGGCGCTAACACGGTCAAGGTTGGCGATTGCTTCACGATTGCGGGTGTATTCGCTGTGCACCAGATTACCAAGCAGTCAACGGGCAATCTGCGGACGTTCCGCATCAACGCGATTGTGACCGGCGGCGGCGGCACCGGCACGATCCAAATCAGCCCTCCGATCATCGCGGCAGACAGCACGCCAACCTTTGCCGAAACGCAATACAAGAACGTGACCGCAACACCGACGGCTGCTGCGGCGATTACGTTCCTGAATACCGTCACGACGCAGGTAAACCCGTTCTGGCAGGAGGATACGTTTGAAATCCTGCCGACGCAGGTAATGCCGATGGTCGGTGCGGGTCTTGCGCGCGCAAGCGCCACTTCTGCGCAGGGCATCACGGTCGTGTTGACCGAGCAGGCCAAGATCGCAGACTTGACGACGCAGTTCCGCGCCGATGTGCGTTACGGCGTTGTCAACAAGCAGCCGCAGCAGAGCGGGGTTATCCTGTTCAACCAGACCTAGTTGAGTATCGGGCGGGGCTTCGGCTCCGCCCTTTGCCTCTTACGCAAAAGGGTTTTTTATGAGTGCACGGCAGCCTTTCAATCCAGTGGACGGGAGCGGAATTTCGCTTGTCGGCGCGGCGGGTGAAGTCGTCCAGGCATATGCTAACCCGCTTTCGGGCGATCCGCCGCAGTTGCTCCTGACCAATATCGGCACGGCGGTTTGCTATGTGCGGGTTTCGCCACAGACTGACACGCGCGCGGCAAGTGTTGCTGATTTGCCGGTGATGCCGAATACGCAGGCGGTTATCACGACTAACTATTTCGTGCCCTACAACGTCCGGCTTGCGGCTGGCGCTACGGGTAGCACGTTGCATGTCATGCAAGGTTCCGGCTTCTAATGTTCTTGCTGCCAGCCAAAGCGCCTACGGAAGTCGCAGATTACGCTATTTCGTTTGCGGCGATTGCTGACACGGCCTCGATTAGCAGCTACACGCTGGCGGTAGCGGCACAGCCGAACGGTTCGGCTTCGATCTTGTCGCAAGCGCTCGCGGGCTACGTGCTGACGGCCCAGTTCGGCGGCGGCGTTGCTGGCGTTGATACGCGGTTTGACCTGACTGTCACGTTTAGCGATGGTCGCATCATCATCAACACGCTGGAATTGCCGATTGTCGAGGGCGGCGCGGTTGACGTGCCACAGACAAGCACAAAGCGCCAGATTGTCGATATGGCGTATGAGGAGTGCGCGCTCGCCGGTTATGAGTTTGACGTATCGCCTGAGGAATTGCAGAGCGCGCTAAGGCGTCTCGATGCGTTGATGGCAGAATGGAAAGTGCAGGGCATTGATATTGGATACAATGCGCCTGCCGCGTTCGGTCAAGGGCAGTTGTCGGATTGGTCGGGCATCCCGGATTGGGCGATCAACGTTGCTGCGATGTGGCTGGCGCTACGGATTGCGCCGCGCATGAACAAGAGCATGGGCGCTGAGGCACGGCAAGCGCTGGCGGCGGGCATGGTGGCCTTGCGCGCAAAGACACAGACTGTGCCGGAATATGCGCTTCGGCCTTGGGTTCCGTTTGGCGCGGGCAACAAGTTTTGGAACCTATGGTATCCGTTCACAGTGTCGGGTGAGGCATAATGCGCTACCGAAACCGCGCATACGGTGGCTTCGCGCTGCAAGGTTCTAGCAGCGGCGGCGGTGGTGGTGGCAACGGTGTTGTCGAGGCTAACGGTTTCACCTGGGTATCGCCAACAACGCCACCGACGTATGCGCCTGATAGCTCGCCAGAAACGCTTACATGGGCGACTGAGGGGTTCACGGCGACGGGCGGGGTCACGGCTTACTCGCGCGACCTGGTAAAGACGCAGCGCATTCGGGAGCCTTTCCCATTACAGAATGACCTGACGCCTTTCGACGTGGCGCTGTCTGATTACGTCTATGCGACGTGCACAAGCCCTGGCGTCACGAATAACAGCGCGATGGTATCGCCGCAGCCGGTTGCCAATTGGGCATTGCCTCACCGACTTTTGGTTGGCAACACGCTCACAGTCGAGGTCACGGCTCACCACAGGGACGCACAGAACGGCAAGCAGGTCGCATGTGTTGTATTCACGGCAACCGATGGGACGTTGACGGTTACGCAAACTGTGTCGGCTACGGTTATTTCACCGGAGGCGGATGATCTTGTAGCTTTGGAGGTTTACCGCGCGGCGCTTGATATAACGACGCTTGCTAACGGGCTGATTACGGTAAATGCCAAGGTCTACCCGTGGTATGGCGTTGCCGCTTCAATTAACGATAGCGCATTGAATGGGACTTCTGATTTACGTTTCACAGCGCGCTATTATAACAAAAACGTGTCCAGGTTCGCTGCTCCACCTCTGGCGTATGTCAACACGGCTGGCAACGATGCGACTGGGGTTTGGAGCACCAACCCTGTAACAGCCGCCGCGACCCCGTTCCTGTCGATTGGCGGCGCGCTTATCGCTATGACTGTCGGTGCTAACGCGACGGTCACAGGGAGCATTTGCGACGGCTGCGAAATACGGATTGGCGCGGGCATTGCCACGGCGCAAACAAACTTGCCTGGCACTTCGCGGCCCCAGAATATCGCCGCGATTGTCATCACGCGGGATCCTGCCGTTAGCCGTGCCAATGCTCAATTTACATGGGGTGCGGCTGGCAATTTCCGCAGTCGCGTCGGGCAGAGCGGGCTTAATGCGGCTCTGACTGAGGGATTGCTGCATCTGCGTGACATTTCGATTGTTCGCACGGGAACGGGCAATTTCGCGGGCGAAACGCTAGTGCCGCTAAAGACAATCACAATCGGGTGCAATTTCAATAACGGTTCTGTTGCCGTCCGCTTCACCTCGTCTGGCTCGTATGAGTGCTATGGAACTGTATTTACTGGCGTCAACACGTCGCCTTCGCCTTTCGCCGCGTCGGTGGCGAACCCTGTCGGGCGTGTGCGCTCTAGCTCGTTCACAACTTTAGCGTCAACGTCGGTGGAAAGTTACTTCCTTCTTGGCAATGTCATAACAACTTGCGCGGCGTTGCAAATCACAGGCGCAAATGACGGCGCTATCCGTTTTTGTAACAAGTTTGTGTTGAATTATTTCGCCGGTGGCGCGACCTTCAGTTATGCGTTTTCCACAGATACGGTTGGCGCTGTGCACTCTCAAAACGTCATGGAGTGCACGGAAGCAACAACTAGCGGCGTCGGCATGGCCGTTTCGCACGACGGCGCAACTGCCGACTCCTCGCACATCATCATGCACAGCAATTCGGCTACCGGGTTCTTCTTGTTCAGCCGCGCCAATATGTTTTATGACGACGGCGGGACTCCCCGAACCAACATTCTGCAATCAATCAAAGGCAATATCTTTTCGCAGCTTAACACTAAGGGCGATGTGTTTACCAGCAACGGTGCTCGGCTTGGGAATTGGGGGTTCCTTTACGGCGTCGGGTGCCAAGGGAACTTTACGCAATGGATCGACGCGGGTTCCGGTGGCATCGGGACTAGCTTTGCACAGATGTATCCCGGCCTTGGCTGCAACTATGGAACGAGCGCGACGGTTCGGAATGACCCGTTATTCGTCAACTATCAGGGGACGACAAACTCCGGCGCGACGGCTATCGCTGGCGCAGGCGGCGGTGATTACAACGTCACCAGTAGCAGCCCGGCTAAGGGCATGGTGTCAAATGCAGTGTTTGCCTTTGATATAGCGGGCACCGCGCGGCTCACCACAGCCGATACCGCTGGCGCGTATAAGGCTCCGTAATGCCAGCAATCCCTATCCTCGTGGGCGCTTATGCCACTTCGACCGGCGATTACGTCCAGTCGATGCCTGTCAATAAAGAGCCTGTTGTTATCGGCACTGGGCTGTCAAACGGCTATCTGCGCCCGGCGCAAGGCATCCGCACGGTAGGGCAGGGGCCGGGCATTGATAGGGGCGCTATCAACTGGAATGATACGTGCTACCGCGTCATGGGGACTAACCTATGCACGGTTGACGCGGGCGGCGCGGTAACGAGCGTTGGCAGCGTTGGCGCGGGCGGGCCGGTGGCTTTGGACTATAGTTTCGACCGGCTGGCGATCAACAGCGGGACAAACCTGTTCTATTGGGACGGCGTGACGCTGGCGCAAGTGACCGACCCCGACTTGGGGCCGGTGATTGATATGTGCTGGATTGCGGGCTATTTCGCCACCACTGACGGCGTGTCGATTGTGGTTACGGAATTGAACGATCCGTTCGCGGTTAATCCGTTGAAGTATGGCAGCTCCGAAAGCGACCCCGACCCTATCGTCGGGCTGCTGCGGGTTCGGAATGAATTGTATGCGCTCAACCGGCACACGATACAGACATTCAACAACATTGGCGGCAACGGGTTCCCGTTCGCGGTCAATCCTGGCGGGCAAATTCAAAAGGGCTGTGTTGGCACTCACGCCAAGGCGTATTTTGTTGATACGTTCGCCTTTGTTGGCAGCGGTAGGAACGAGGCGCTGGGCGTTTACGTGGCATCCGGTGGCAACGCGGTCAAGATCAGCACAAGCGAAGTCGATGACATGCTGGCGGCGCTCACGATTGCGGAAGCGGCGGCGATTGAGTGCGAGAGCCGCGTTGACATGGACGAACAGCGGTTGCTCGTGCACCTGCCGACGGCAACGCTTGTGTTCTTTGCAACGGTGTCCAAGGCGGCTGGTGAAAGCGTCTGGTGCAAATGGGCGGCTGGCATAGAGGCGAACCAAGCCTATCGCGGGCGCAATGCGGTGCAGGTCTATGGGTTGTGGCAGGTAGGCGACCAAAACGGCGCGCTAGGGGTGTTGGATAGCAGCATATCGACGCGGTTCGGTGATGTAGTTGGCTCGCAGGTTGATACGCGGCTGATATTCGACAACGCCAAGCGGGGCATCATCAACACGGTCGAGCTTATCGGCACGGCTGGGTATGCGCCGGTTGGCGTAGATCCGCAGGTGTTCATTTCAACAACGCAGGACGGGCGCTTGTGGAGCGTCGAGCGGGCTATTTCGACCGGCTCGATTGGGCAACGCAACAAGCGGGTGCAGATACGGCTAGGGCGGCGCTTCGATCTATGGTGCGGGTTGCGGCTCCGCACTGCCGATAGTGGCAATATGTCGGTTGCCGTGCTAAATGTTGAAGTCGAAGGGTTAGGATAATGTCACTTTTCGGGACAATCGGTAGCATCCTAGGGGGCATTGGCGGGGCTTTCCTAGGCCAGCCTGCGCTTGGTGCGAGCCTTGGCGGTGCGCTTGGCGGTGCTATCGACGGTAAGAAGAACACAAAGAACGTGCAAACGGCCAATAACCAGGCTGTGGGCGCGATTAACAACGGCTATCAGCAGGGCATCAACGCGGGCAATGCACAGCAGGCGCAAACGGCTGCGAACCTTGCGCCGTGGTTGCTCGCTGGGCAATCGGCTATCGGGCAACAGGGCAATCTAGTCGGGCTGAACGGTGCGCCGCAACAGCAGTCGGCAATCGACCAATTGAAGGCGTCGCCGCTGTATCAGTCGCTATTCAACAACGGTCAGAACACTATCCTCGCCAATGCGTCGGCAACGGGCGGCTTGCGCGGGGGCGACACGCAAGGTTCGCTTTACAATCTCGGCACTGACACGCTGGCGCAGCTTATTCAGATGCAGCTCGGCAACCTTGGCGGCATTAGCCAACTTGGCGCGCAAACGGGTTCTGACCTTGGCCGGTTCGGTGCATCCAATACGGCGTCTATCCAGTCGATGCTGGGCGGCATGGGTAGCGCGAACGCAAGCGGCATCCTTGCCAATCAGGGCGCGGCCAATGCCAATACGAATAGCAACAATTCGATGGTTAGCGGGTTGTTCGGGCAGGGCGGTGCGGGGCTTGATTTGATTTCGCAGTTGTTTGGCGGTGGCTCTAGCTTCGGCGGTGGCGAAGTTGCGGGCGGCGGTAACTGGGCGAAGGGCTTTTTCTAATGGCTATTGGCGAGTTCCAGCCCATTGATCTGATCGGCCTACAGGGCGGCTATGACAATTTGCCGACTTGGGCCAATGCTAACGCTATGGCGCAGCGCACACGCGCGGCGGATGCTGGCATTGAAGCATTGCGGGTTCGGGCCGCGACTGAGGCGGCGCAAACGCAAGGTATGATGCAGGCGCAACAGCGCAAGCAACAGTTCCAGGCCGATCTAGATACGCATTTGGGCGACGGTAGCCCGCAAAGCACAATCGCATTGATGCGTAAATATCCTGAGTTTGCCAAGCAACTAGGCGACGCTCACGCGCTCGAACGGGCCGATATTCAAGAAGCCGACACAATGTCATTGAACGGCATTTATGCGCGAGCGGCTAACGGCGATTGGGCTGGTGCTGCGGCCAATGCACAGCGTCGTCTTGATGCCGAAAAGGCGGCGGGCAATGACACAACCGACGAACAAGACCTTTTGGACGCGCTTAAGAGCGGTGACCCTGCTCAGCAGCAGCGGGCGCTTCGCATCACTGGCATAGATTTAGCGGGCCGTGTCGGGCTTGAAAAGTTTGCGGCGGCGTTTGGTGGCGTCACGACGGCTGACGGCAACATTGTCAATCGCGGCACTGGTGATGTGACGTATCAGGGAAAGCCCGCCGCGCGCACGCCTATCAAGATGGAAGGCGGCGTTGACGAATACGGCAACAAGCAGCCGGATTACCTCGTTGACCCTGTAACGTATCAGCGTATCGACGTGGGCGGTGATGTAGGCGGCGCTGCTCCTGCTGTCGGCGGTGATGTCGTTGATGTCATCATCGGCGCGGAAAACGCGAAGCGTGACCCTAACGCCAAAAACCCCAATTCAAGTGCAAGCGGCCTCGGTCAGATTATTGACGAAACGTTCGTTGACTTGTTCAAGCAGAAATATCCAAACACGACGCTTTCGGTTCCCGCCATCCTGAAACTCAAGAGCAACTCCACTCTGTCGCGCGACCTGACACAGCAATATGCGGAGAACAACGCGGCATATCTGGCAAGCAACGGGGTTCA